CCGGATCGTTGTTGAGGTGGAATGCCGCCAGACCGCAGGCGACGGCTGCAATCGCCCAGGAGCTGGTCGGGCTCTTGTTCAAGCCGCCGGCGGTGAGAAAGGCGCTGTTGTTCAACGCGCCGAATGTGGCGAGCTGGCCATAGGTTCCGCCCTTGAAGACGAAGCCGTGACAATCGAGCTTGGAGGTGGCGAGATAGCGCACCCGCAGGAACTCCGCGGTTGCCGCCATGTTGGTGGCGTCGTTCCAGGGATGCGTGATCTTGGTGAACCAGGTGTTGGTCATCAGGTCCAGTGCATCCTGGACATCGGGATTGCCCGCGCCTCCCGCCATGGGCGCAATTGCGACAGCCAGGCCCGAAGGCAGCGGCTGCGCCCTGGTATCGACCTTGAGATTGATCTCGTTGCCGACCTCGCCGCCATGCCGCGCGGTCACTGTGACAACGCCAAGTGCCGAGGCCGCGGTCGCGACCATGTCGAGATCCGCGTTGATGGCGGCCGCCAGCTTGGTGGCGAGCGCCGTCACGTTGTCGGTGGTAAGCGCCGTGATGCGCACCTGGCGACCGCCGACCTTGAAGCGGAGTACCGTTGCTGCCGAAACCGCGCCGGTGAAGGTCAAGGTGCCGGTCGCCTTGACCGATGCGCCATCGTCGGCGAGCGCGGTGACGAACAGCGGCGTATTTCGGTTGGCGCCCTTGAAGAAGGCAACCTGCTCGGCACCGATCGAGCCACGGCCAAAGAGCGCAATGGCCTCATCGGCGCGGGTGATCTCCACGATCTGGCCAACGGCAAGCGTGCCGGCTGCGAGCTTCTGGCCGATGATGCAGACCTTCTCCGGATAGGGCAGCAGGCCGGTGTTGCGATAGTTCGGCTTGATTTCCAGAAGGGTCGCCGGCTCCAGGCGATCAACGGGGATTTCGTTGAAGTCCATTTACTTGTCTCCTTCAGACCCTTCGGGCGTCTTCTTCGAAGTTGCCCTGGGCTTGACGATCAGGTCGCCATCGGCGAGCCGGCGGCGGGTGAACAGCGTGCCCGGATCTTCCAGGCCTTCCTTCGGCCAGGGCGAACCGTCCTCCAGATGGACGGTGCGGCCCTCGGCAGCGATCAGGGTGTCTTTCTTCGCCATGCGTCAGGTCTCCTGTGGCGGCGTGAGTTCGTCGGTGAGTGTGAGGGCCACCTTGCTGGCGTCCGGGTCGTCTGGAGCCACTTCCCAGGTGATGCCGAGCGCCTTGAAGTCATCGACGGTCATCAGCCCGAGCGGTGCCGGCGTGGTCGCGAACGAGAAAGTGAAGTCGATCTGGGCAATGGCGATATCGTCGTCGCTCCAGCCGTCGGCGATGACCGAGTTGGCGAGCGTGACGGCGGTGTGGCCCTGGTCTTCGAAGCTGACACCCTGCAGCAGCACCATGGCGACGTCGATCATGGCGTCGAGCCCGATGCCTTTGGTGTCCCCCTTGAAGCGGGCTTCAAGGCCGCTTGAAGCCTTATAGATCAGAACCAGCCGCCATTGCATCACGCCCTTGAGCATCCGCCCGCTGGCCGGATCCGGCCTCATGCCTGTCCACGCCAGACCGATGAACGGAGACGACTTGGAAAGACGCTTGAACTCATTGATGCTGAGCACCTGGGGAATACGCTCGATCGCAAATGTCCTTTCCGGGAAGGCCAGGCGGAGGCGCTCGATGATCAGCGGTTCCTGGCTGCGGATTGGGGTGAGCGAGAGATCCATCAGAAGCCTCGCAGACCGTCACGCGACATGATGCGATCGCGATCGGACATGCGCGGTCCGGACCCGACTGCCGACCCGGCAGTCGCGGCCGCCGGCACGTCAAGGTGGATCAGTTCCTTGGCGATGTTCTCAAGCCAGGTGATCACATCCTTGCGGGACTTGGCCATCTCCTCGCTGGGATCCGTGTGTTCGCCCTGGGCAAGGTCATAGCGCGCCAGGATACAGGCGGCGCGAACGATCTCTTTCGGCGGATTGGCGATCGGGACCAGGTAGCGCCCACGCACATAGCCGTCGATCACCGCCGTCGCGTCAAGCAGCGCGGTGTCGATCTTGACCTCGTCCACGGTCTCGGCGGTGCGATCCTCGGGCCGGGAAAGCCGGAGCATCTGGGTCTCGCCAAAACGTGCGATCATGTCTGCTACGGTTGCGTACACGGGTGGTTCCTAAGGTGGTTGGTTCGACCGGCCCGGTGAGCCGGCCGAAACTTCAATCAGGTTTCAGCTTCTCAGCAGGGGCGCCAGCGAAAGCCGAGGGACTGGCCGTCGGTCTGATAGCTGTCACGATAGACAGGCTTGAGAGAGCCGATCACCCGAACCGCCACAAGCTTCACCCGCTCGACCACGCGCCACAGATATGGCGAGGCATCTTTGATCAGGTCATTGACCAGGCGGATGGCAAAGTTGACGGCGACGACAGCCCCGACGGCTGCATGTCCGATCAGTAGGCCGACGGCCAGGAAGATGCTGTAGTGCTTTGTCATGCTCTTTCCTTCAGTGTTGGAGCGGGGTGGCGGCGCGCCGGATCGCCCGACGCCCGGGCTCTCGCTCGGGGGTTATTTCTTCGCCGTGGCGGCTTTCTTCTCGGCCGGCTTTTCGAGCTCGGCGATCTTGTCGGTGGCGGCCTGAAGCTTCTTGCCGAGATCCTCGGCAGCCTTCTCGGCATTGGCCTTTATGGTGGCGGTCTTGTCGTCGACCGCTTCCTTGACGGCCTGCTCGAAGCTCGCCTGCAGCTCGGCGGCCTTTGCCTTCACCCGCTTGTCGACTTCCGCCTGGACGGCGAGCTCAAAGTCCGTGTCCGTTTTCACGTTCTCCATCGCATCATCGACGCTCCGGACGGTGAACGCGGGATCCGCGTCAAAGGCTGCCAGTTCCTTCTCGCTCCAGCGGTCTTCCTCGTAGAACGCGCTGGCCGGATGGGCGATGCCGTTGCGGCGAATGCCGGGAGAGCTGCAAATGATCTGGATCTTCATCGGTTCTTTCCTTCGGGGTTTGCCGGAGCCGTCTCGGGACGGTTCGGGAAAACCCCGCCCGGATCACCGGGCGGGAATATCAAAGGCCCGCGTCAGCCCAGGTAGGGGATGACAACCACCTCGGCGGTCTTGGCCCAGACGTTGCTGTCACCGCCATTGACCAATTCGGCATTGATGATCTGCCGGGCCGCGCCTTCGAGTGACGGCGGTACCAGGAGCTTGGTTGGCCGGATGTTGATGATCGTGCCGTCGCGCTTGCGGATGTTCATCATGGCCGCGCGGGCGGCGGCATAGTTCTCGGCATTCAGGACAGCCTTGGACATGTGGGCGAGCTGCCAGAGACCGAAGCCCGCATTGCAGCGGCCATCGACGCCCCATTCGAACTTGCCCTTGTAGAAGACGTTCGCATCCGTTTCGTTCTGCATCGACACAAGCTTGAACGGCTTGCGGGTCTGCCAGACCATCGGCTTCATCACCTGGGTATCGTCGACCAGGTACCAGGCGGGAGCGGCACCAGCGGTGTAGTTGGAGACGGAAGTCGCCGCACCGGCTTCATCATAACCGGGATGATCGGTGTCGAAGAAATACTGGCCATCGTAACACTTGAGCGCGTTGCCCTGCTTGAACAACGGCCAGACCAGCTGGTCGGGGAACTCGGCCGCATCCTGGCCGATCTGCGAGGCAACCGGCGCGAAGATGCCGATCTGGTCATCCTCGATCTGGCTGCGCTTGATGCCGATCGTCTTCTCGAATTCGCGGTTGCGGATCTGGTAGGTCGATGCCGACAGATCATGAACCAGGCGATCGCCGATCCACTCACGAATGCCCGGCATGTCGTCAAGGCGCGGGTATTCGTTCATCGCCGTTGTCGAGGGCACCGTCATGGCAACGGTCGAATAGAAAGTCGCGGCGGATCCGAACCGGGCATTGAATGCGGTCGAGAGCCCGGTGTAGATGCCGCGTAGCGTGTTGACGTTGATGTCCATGTCAGCTCCTCAAAGGGTCTTCAGCCAGACGCCGTCAGCGTCGATGGCATGCAGTGTTCCGATCTGGAGATTTGCGCCGGCGGCATCGTCCAGGGTGAAGGTGTCATCGGCACTGGCATAGACCGGGTCGCCGATGTTGGCGGCAGTCGCGCCAGCCAGAACGATGTCGAAGATGCCCTTCTTGGCATTGGCCAGCTGATCGCCGGTGGCCCCCGCCGAGTTGTCGATGCGTTCCTCGGCAATGCCGACCAGGGCGACGGCGTTGACATGCCCGGCAGGCACGGCCGCAAGCGCCGCCGTGACCCCCATGGCAGTGCCGCCGTAGATGATGACGCCGGCCAGAACCGGATAACCGTAGCGGTCACCGGAGCGTTCGCGGCGGCGAATGTCGTTGGTTGCGGCCATCTCAGGCCTCCTTTCCGAAGAGGGATTTCGCGGTGGCGTCGTAAGCCGC